CTTCTTCACAGGAATATATTCCCATGCCTAAAATGAATGTCATCACCGAGGAAGTGGACTATGCAAAAATCAAGGAAAAAGAATCAGGACCAAGCTGTTCCCTGTCGGAAGCCCTGGAAAAACAGGATCTGTTCATTAACTCCACACTGGCACATATCGGATGTGACCTGCTCTGGAAAATGTTCAAGGAAGGAAAGACACTGTATCGCGGTGTCTATGTCAATCTGGATACATTGAAAATGACCGCAATCCCGGTGTAATGACGGAAGTGACCGTATCATCTTTCCATCAGAATACGGTCACTTATTCTATTTGCTGCTTATTATTTACATCTGAAATATCTTTTCCAAAAGTAGCCTTTTGCTTATTCATTTTTTATTTGTATATTTGAGAAGAAAAACATAACTTTTTTATGAACGCAGAAAATTTAAGAATAGGAGACTATGTACATATCCATTTTCTCAAAAACACAACTACTGAACAAGCCAAAGTTGAGAATATCAATATTGAAAATAACACCATTATTTTGGTAAATCAAAGAAAAGATATAATTAAGATTGATACTGAAGATAAATGGGAACAGATAAAACCAATTCCATTAGATGAAAGTGTATTGAAACAGTTTGGATACAAGGATTCTATTAAGACTGTATATGGCCTAGTTAATAAAAATGTATATGAAAAAGTATACATATTTAAAGATAGGTCACCTATATTAGTAACTTTAATTTATGAAGATGGTGTATTTAAACTGGTACAAAGTGATGATGAAGCTTTTTATGGATGTAAGACGAAACCCTCGTTTCAAGATCTTCACATTTTTCAACACTATCTTTCCGATAATATGTACATTAATAATATATAGACAAGAATCTTAAATAAAAAACATTTCAAAACAATCAGACAGACTTCGCAAACTATATATATAAATAGTTTGCGAAGTCTGTCTGATTGTTATTTTATTTCAATTCAAAGAATTGGTATCGTCTCATTTACTCATTTTCTACTGTTCATTATACTTATTTTCCATGTGCCAGTATCACATCCATTCCATTAACTACTTTTATCCTTACCACGCTGGAGGAGGAAACTCTGTATCTCTGAGGCGAGATAGAATGATTTCCCGTTCTTTTCCACCGAGTAATATTTAATCTTGCCCTCTTGCCTGTAACGTGCCAAAGTTCTTTGTGACACACCAAGGAGTTCTGCCAAATCGACATTATCAAGCAGTCTATCTCCGTTCATACATTCTTTCAGACGGTTCATCTGATCCAGTTTCTTTTCAATGCGAACAAATCCCTCTACCATTGTACCTATCAGTTTTTCGAGTATCTCATTATCTATATATGACATAATTCCAATGTTTAAGTGAATAAATCGATACTCCCGTTGTGCGCACTCTAAGAGTATTTACTTATAGTAGTGAAAATAGTATGCCTTAATTTCAGATAATACCTAAAAAACACGTTACATTCTGATAATCAAGCATATAAATTTTATCTATTTCATATTAGTGTAAACCGGAAGTGTAAACTTTAAAATGCAGAATTGATAACAGGTCAACAACATTGATATCCAATACTATATGATAATATGTTTCCATATGAATACTTATACCAGATTATACTTTATCTGTACTACCAGACACTAACTGTTCATGTGCCCATTCTACAAGAGATTTACGAGAAAAAACCAGTTTGTTTCCATACTTCATAAAAGGAATCTGTCCGAGTGAAGTCATTTTATACAGCTTAGCTTTAGAAGTAGGAAATCCATGCTCATCCAATACCTTCAATGCACTAGATAAATTCAAAGTATCAGGTAATCCAGATGAAATTGTTTCTTTATTATTCCCTGAATAATATTTTGAAATAGCTCTGAATACGATTTCTTCAATCTTTTCTTCTGTTGCAACTATTATCCCTGCCATAATCAAACATTTTGCGGATTAACTACTCGATTTTACCCCTATTACTTCAGAGGTTTCAAGACAAAGAAATTATAAAAACAAATAGTATTCAAACAGGAAAACATATATACAAGCTATGACATTTAATGACAAAAACCGTCATTTAAAGACAAATGAAAATGCCATTTCAAGGAGCTGTCATCAAAAGTCCTTAAAATGGCATCAAATTGCAACTATTATATAGATGATAAAAAATTATTGCTTTTGTTTTCTAAGTTGAGAAATAACCTCATTTACATCAAAAAACTTAAGATTATCATATGATTTCTCACTATATTTTATCAGACCATCCTTTAGCCACTTGTTCACAGTTGCAGGAGTAACTTTCATCCATTTTGAAAGATGAATATTTGTTATCAAATAATAACCGTTCAACTGTGTCAATTTATGCTTATTTGCAGAAAATCCACGCTGTAGACGGTCAACAAGTGTATCTATATCCTTTTTTAAAATTTGTGGAGCCGGTTTATTTTCTTTAATCGTCAATTCTATAGACTTCATATCAAAATTATTCAATTGAGGCAGCTTGGATAACTCCTCTATGATATGAACTGCACACTTCAAATCCTGAATCTTGAATATTAATTGCTTCCGTCTTGGCATAGTAGTGATTTTCCTTTTTCAGTGGTATAATATTTCTGCAAACGGCTGTTAGGCTTATCAGGAACAGTCATTGCCAACAATCCTTCCTCAATCAGAGGGTTTATATATTTATTCCTAAATTTAGTCCGATTACTAAAGTGCAGCAAAGTAATAATTTCCATTAGAGACTTTTCCGATATACAAGTTTTAAGAATTGTCTGTATTTCTCCCCGACTTAGAGCCAACTTAGTCCCAACTTGGTCCCAACTTGGTCCCAACTTAGTCCCAACTTGGTCCTGACCTGTCTGAATATTTTTTGCAAACTCAAACTCTTTAGGATCACGATAGGTAATAGAAAAGACAAACTCCTCTCCACTACGAATCTCTATCTCAGAGTTTTCAAAGTATAACGGAGCATATTTCCGAATATTTTTCTGTCCGGAACCAAGTTCCTCAGCCCATTTCATTTCACGGAATACCTTTGTTATTAGCGGATTCTTTGTACGAGTACGCCAGTCATTTATATCTATATCCCCTGTTTGGAAAGGTTTCGTCCAATTCTCTGTTATTACTCGATCACGAAATATAAGGAACTTATTGCTATATGAACTGATATACTCACGATGCAGAAGTGTATTCGAGATTATTTCTCTGAATATCATTACCCGTAAGTCCAAACGGTCTATTCCATTATCCGCCAAACGAAACTTATCAGGCATGTTGCGTTGCACGAAATTCAACAAACGAATATATGACTGAATCAAATTTACGCATATCATATCCCGGTCATTGTAACGAATATCAGGGTCAGTCGGAAGCGGATGCAAAAAACGCTCGTAAGACATGCTACGATAAATGGCATCCGTACGATGCCACGGACAACAGTTCAGAATAGCCTGTTCCTTGCCAAATAAAAGAATAGCAGCCAACTTATATCCTTCCCTATTTGTTCCCCGTTGCTTACCCCAGAACAGGCTTTTCAGGAATTCTTCATTTGTCATGCTCAACCACGGATGATTGGAGTTATGAATAGAAATGTGGCTACGCATAATCTTGAACGATTCTTCATCCATATCTGCCAATGTTACATCGGGAAATACTTCATTCTCGGAAGACTCCTTTTCCTTTCGCATGAACATGTTCTTAACCAGATAAGTATGCTTTGACACATCATTGTCTGCATCACCCCAACGGTCATAAAAACGGTTCTTATATCTATGTACCTGTTCACTCTCTGGCACACTCAGATACAGGATAATCTTACCGTCAATCTCTGTCTGCTCCGGCGTGATTGGCATTGGAGGAAGAAACAGTTCAGGATTATTCAGTGTATTGATAATACTTTTGGTCATATCTGTTACGCATTTAGGGTTAATTCCTAATATAGCCCCATCATCATCCACTCCTAAAAAGATATATCCTCCCTCTGCATTCAGAAAAGAACATACCGTTTCATACACGGAAGCCGAAACCTTATCCGTGCATTTCTTAAATTCTACTTGTCTATTCTCGCCATGCAAAAGCAAGTCTTTTATTTTATTTGTTGATAACATACCGTTTCCTTTATAATACTTTTACCGCTTCGTCTATTACGCTACTGGCAAAGCTATCCAAATAAGTATTGGTCGTTGACAAATCACTATGACCCAATATCTGTGAGATAACTTCACGTGGTACTTGATTGTCCTGTAAAGTCATAGCCATTGTATGACGGCTCACATAACTGGTCAGCTTCATGTCCGTAATCCCTAAAGTCTGCGCTAAATTAGCCAAATTCTTGTTATTACGTCCAAAACGGCTACGAATATGATTATATAATTGTTCTCCTTTATATCCTGGAATAGAAACGATTGGTAATAAATAATCTTCTACCAAAATTGTATTAGAAGCAAACCAGTCCATCAATTCCTGAATTTCAGAAGTTATCTTAATCTGAATAGGTTTTACTTTCTTTGCTTCTTTTGTCTTATTTCGTTTATAAACAATATAGCTTCCACCATTATAACGGATTATATTGTTTTTAGTCAACAATGCAGCGTCAATAAACGATATTCCATAACAATAATAAGAAAATAGGAACAAACGTCTTGCAAGCTCTTGAGCATGACTTTTAACAGCAGTATGTTTCAGTTTATCCATATCTTCATGTGGCAAATAGCGCTTTGCTGTTTCTTCTTCCAAGGCAGAGATATTAAAACCTCCTTTTCCAAAAGGATAGGTGACTTCAGAAGCCTCCTGATCTTGTATAGCCTTATTTAAAATTGCACGCAGAGCTTTGAAATAATATTTCCGGGTATTTCCTTTACACTCCCGTTTCTGAAGAAACACATCGAAAGCCTTTACATATTTAATGTCTATTTCAGAAAACACTTTCTTATCAAACTTACTATCAAACAATTCAAGCATATGTAAAGTACGACTATAACAAACTGAATTTCCTACATGACCAGTATCCTTTAACGTAGTTATTGTCTTATTGAAATAATCCTTTACTTTACCTTTTGAGGCCTTATTCAAAAATGCTTCTTCAAACTGATTTAAAGTCCAATCAACCCTTTCTATTTCAAAGTTGCGAAATATTTCATTAATCTGGGTTTCTATTTCAGATAATCTTGCATTCCATATTTTAAATTTAGGTACAATTTTCTTATCAGAAACAAATCGACCATCAGATTCATTCCACTGCTCTTTTGTTGAAACCAATCCAGTTCGTATTAACTTACTTTTTCTTTCTTTAGTAATTCTAATAGAAACCGGAAAACTGCCATCTTTACGTTCATTACCCGCAAACAGAATAAACTTATATGTTGCCATAGATATAGGTGTTATATTTATTTTCCTACAACAAATCTACAACATTTTGAGTAAAAACCATCAAAACAGAAGAAAATTTATAGAAATTAAATAGTTGATTATCAATAAAAATCATACTGAAAATCAAACAAATACAAAATACATATATCATAAAATAAGCCCCTGGGGGGCGTGTGGTCGCTGGTTCGAATCCAGTCACCCCGACTGGTTATAAGGTAACTACTTAACAAACAAGTAGTTACCTTATTTGCTTTTAAAAGCCCGGGACAAAATCGGGACAGAAGCACAATGTATTCACAACTATTATTCACTGTTTAGCGGGAATTATCGACTTAATTCTCGTTAAAAAAAATGTCTACACTCGAAAAAATCAAGAGCTACACGCCACCAACACTTCATTGTGGCCGTGAAACTTATATCAGTTTTAATGCGTACGATCCGGCTGAAGGTCGGATGAAGCGCAAGAGAATTAAACTTAATGCCATCGAGCCGAAACAGCGAAAGAAGTACGCAAACGACTTAATCAAGAGACTCACCGAAAAACTCATCATGGGCTGGAACCCATGGATAGAAAAAGAAAACGGCACAGCGTATATGCTGTTCCGTGACTGTTGCGAGAAATACCGGCAATACATTGATAAGCTGCTAAAGGATGGGACATACAGATATGAGACACATAAATCGCTCGCATCTTACCTGAAGAACATGATGAACTGGAACGATAAGAGACTTATCCCCATTACCTACATATATCAGTTCGACAAGGATTTTTGCGTTCAATTTCTGGATGAAATATATATCAATCGTGATAATACCGCATTTACTCATGATAATTACCTCGGGTTCCTCAGACAGTTTGGCCATTGGTGTTGCCAAAAGAATTTTCTAAAGACTGTACCCACAGAAGGTTTATCTGTATTAGGGCGTGGAGCCAAGAAGAAAAAAAGGAAGACAATCGAGCCACACCATCTGAACATGATACATGATTATCTCGAGAAGAAGAACAAACACTTCTTACTTGCCAGCTACATTCTATATTACTGTTTCATTCGACCGGCCGAAATGGCTCGTCTTAAAATCGGGAATATCAATCTGGCCAAACAGACAATTTATATCGAGGATACCATTTCAAAGAATAAGAAAGACGGAACAATCACCTTACCAGTTAAGGTTATACACCTCATGCTTGACCTTGATATTTTTTCATCACCATCCAACTACTATTTATTTTCTGACGGATTCATTCCAGGAAGAAAAAAAGTCTCAGAAAAAATATTCCGCGATTATTGGGCTAGGTATGTTAGGAAGGATTTGAGCTTGCCAGATACTTATAAATTCTACAGTCTGAAGGACACCGGTATCACTGACATGTTACGGCACCAGGATGTGTTAAGTGTTCGTGATCAGGCGCGTCACAGCAGTATTCTGATGACAGACACCTACACCCCACACGACATTCAAAAAGCGAACGAAATCATCAAAAGTTATGAGGGGGATTTTTGATATAATTTTGATGATGTTACGCACTCGAGACATCATTAAAATTTTCTAAAATGGAAAAGAATATAAAAATAGACAGTATAACAGTGGCGGATATAATTAGACGCATAAATTACAATGAAGAAGAAATTTTGGACATGATTGAAGGACTCTCTGAAGCAGCAAGCACTTTATGCTATTATGCAGAGAGTCATCAATCTGTAAAATCTATTGTAGACGCACAAAAAATTCTATGTGAATTACTACGTATAGAATTATAAAAACGAATTCTCGATTTCATAAACGAGAATATATAATCTAATTTGGTAGAATCTCGGTAGATTATTAATTTCTACCCAGATTCTACCGAGCGGCAAAATTTGGCTGAAAATCGAGCCGTTTTTTCCGGGTTTTGACAGCCTTCAAATCACGTAAAATTGTTGATGACAGAACCTCAGAATAAATCTCTGTTGTCTTGACCGAAGTATGGCCGAGCAGCTTCTGTACTGTGGTAATCGGTACCCCCTGATGAATCAATAGTGTAGCACATGTATGCCGGGCCGTGTGGTAGGTCATGTGCTTCTTTATGCGTGCCATTCCGGCAATCTGTGCAAGGTATTTGTTTACGTCTGAATTACACCCTAAATCGGCAAATTCTTCTATGGTGTAGCGGTCTAAAATTGTGAGTGCTTTCCCTTCGAAAAGCAGATGTAACGGAAGCCGGAGCTCGATTCCGGTCTTGATGGATTTGAAGTGCAGCCAACGGTTTCCATTTATCCTGATAAAATTTGCTGGTGTAAGCTGGCAGAAATCCGAGAACCGCAATCCTACATAGCAACAGAACAGGAACGCATCCAACACGTGACGTAGCTTCTGGTCATGCACTTCCAGGTTCTCCAGCTTCCTTAATTCGTCCGGAGTCAAGAACTCGTGCCGACCTTTCTCCTGCTTGATTTTGAACTTCCGGAAAGGGTAAGCGTCCGCATGAATGTATCCCTGATTTATTGCTTCATTGACTAGCGTCCGAAGCTGGCGAAGGTGTTTGGCCACCGTGTTCACCCCATTGCCTTTCTCTCTTAGATACGCTTCAAAATCCTTCAGGAATGTGTATGTGATGTCCTTAAAATCCAATCCAGGACGGAACTCCTGCAGGACATTGATAGTCGTTATCAGGTTATCTTTCGTACTTTGTCTACGGTCTGAGTGCTTTACATATTCTTTAGCGAATATAGGATTAATGTCAAAATCAGGTTTCCTGAGTGCCATTGGATTAAATTTGGCAGGTGATGCCAACAACGTAAATAACGGAGTTTATAAATTTGACTCACAACAGGACAATATGCCTGTGAATTATGGCATATTAGTGGCATTTTCTTGTGACGGATGGATTCGTATGCAATTATGTGCAGGTGGAGATAATGGATTAGCATATATAAGAATGCATTATAATAGTTGGACATCATGGAAACAAATAGGTTAGTACCGTTACAGGGGGGATATACCCCTCCCTTGTATTTTTATTTAATACCAAATACAGTTACAAGAATATTTGCTGGGTTTTTCCCTTCTCCAGAAGTTATGTAAAAGGAACTTTCAGAGTTCTCAGCATAATATACTTCGGCTGTAGGTTCACCTTCTTGGCCATTAAATGCTTGATTAAGTTTAGTAATCGAAATGGAATATTTACGCGAAGCAATATTATGATTAACTTTAAATCTTGAAGTTGTATAGTCTGATATAGAAAATTCTACTCCTGGGAATTTATATGTATATCTATCATCTATTGTACCACCACCATTCTCAGAATTACTAAAGTTTATCTCAAATGAAAATAGTACAACACCAACAATTCCCGCCAGAACTGACGCAACCTGCTCTTTTGTCATAACTCCGACAGCATTTCCGGCGGCATTCACGGCCACAAAACTGGAGATGTCTTCCAAAGCAGGGAGAGCCAGTGTAGACTTCTTCAAAAGTTCCGTTTTCGAAATCTTGTGCGGCACGCCATCCGTGTCGTACACCTGTACCGTTTCACCATCTTCTGCTGTAGTCTGTTCCATTATAGCCTTTGCATTGTCCAGGATTTTATCTGTTGTTTCACCGTCATACTTCGACGTATAGCTTAATTCTTCCATATCATTTACATATTAAGATTAATAATATTATCAATACCGTGTAGATTATAATTGCCTTGTCCATAACTAATAAAATTCCATTCTTTTTACTTCAAAGAAGAAAGCACCTCCCTGACCGGTACCATATGCCATGTAATTCAGGGAGAATTCCGTATCACTTTCGATGCTTACGTAATATGTCCCGGATGAAAGTCCGACTCTCATCATCGGAGTGACCATTACCATATATTCATCTTTAACTGTGCCCCACTGGGTTGGCATGGTTACTCTATATTCTTTGCTGGATACTTTGGTAAATGACAATGTACTGCCATCGAATGTGTAATACTTTTTTGAATCATCTCTTAAATCAACATAACCTCTGGCCAATACCTTATCAGGACGCCCCATGGCGTAGTTTACATCCAAATCTTCCCGGCATGTGACAATCCATCCATAGAAAGTATCACCAAGCCCATACCCAATCAGTTGAACTATCTCCTTGTTCAATATCAACTCATTGTAACTTCTTCCATATTCGTAGAACTTTGCATTACTTGATGAGATTGACGCCTCTCCTGTACCAATGCAGCATACGGTAATCTTTCTTCCTATCTGTTCTTTTCCTGTTGGTATTGAATATACCTTTGTCCAGGAACCTCCACCTTCAATAATGATGTTATCATTGTAGTTCGTGTTAAATGAATCGGATACCTTGGAAAATGGACTTCTAAGGGATCCGCGCATAAGCACGTCCTCAAAATATCCATTAATAGCTGTAACATCAACAAATGTCGCTCTTCCATCCGTATCTATCGTTGAATAGATTTTTTTTCCATCACCAATTTCAAGTTTCTTGGCTTTGATGGCACCGGCAATCAATTCCGATGTGATGATGACAGCCGCATTTATCAAGTCCGTATTGATAACCCCGCCTTTTATAATAGTCCTACCTGCCAGTGCTTCACCGACCAGGCTTTCCCATCCATCGTATCCGATATACTGTGCCATACGGTCATTAATCTGTTCGGCGAAGTCCAAAGCATCGTCAAAGTTTGACATACCACTACCGCCTAGTACTTCAATCATTCCTTCAACACGCAATCCCTTTGATCGTGAATATAGGAAACAGCCATTCTTCCCTTCATGGCCGATTTGGAATCGGCATTCTTTCGTAACTCGGTCATACCTTGCCGTAAGTATGTCTCTCTCGCTTAATGAATAAGAATTTATTCCCTGATAGAATGTCATATATGGCGCACCATCTCCATATGCAGACAACATGATTGCAGCCTGATAGTCCGGGTCGTCTATGTCTCCAAGTTGTACCATCACGTCACCCACTTTGGGTATATCGCTTCCTTCGTCACAGTGGTTTACAGAAACTTCTATCCAATTATCACCGACATTTTCCACCAGACGCCACCAATAGTGATTAGATACGCCTTCATACGTCCCTTCCTTAATATTGAATGTCTGAGAGCGTACCAGGTTACCCACACGGAAACGGTTCTCGATGGCTGTATCTCCATCATCTGTCAGGAAGTAACATCGGTACACTGCTCCGTGTTCGCTTGGCTGAACGTATGCTCTGCTGCCATCTGAATAGTATTTAGCACTACCATCCGCATAATAGAACGGGACTGCATCTATACGCTCTACCTTTGTTATCGTAGCCCGTGCTCCCGAAGAGTTGAACATGAAGGAAGCTCCGGCCATTTCTGTCTCCATGATTGACAACATTTGGAACTCGGCCTTTTTACGTACATACAACCGGTCAAACCACGCTACCGAATCACCATTTTTTTCTTGTGCTATACGCAAACCGGCACCCATCATTCCAGTTACGAAGTCGGGCGACTCCAAGAAAGGAGATATAATACCACCAAGTATCTCAAGAAGAAATTCCGTCTTGTCATTGCGGTCCTTACGCAACAACTTTCTCAGCTCTTCTTCCAGCGTTTTAAAATTATTAGCAATGTGACCAAAGTTACGCTCCCACTTTAAACGCACATCACGCCCGGTATCATTCTGGCCATTCCATGGAATGATATTTTCAAAATCAACTTCGAACTCTGGAATAAAATATTGTGTCTGTGTCGTGTATTTATATGTCATGAGAATTCTAATTCTTGTCCGTTAAACTCCATAAGAAGTGGCTGCCAGCAGCTTTTTTCTTCATACGTATCCAAATCGCGGTACCGAAGCATATAATCAGAATAGCGATTATGGTCAGTCCGATTACCAGGAAGGAGCTGAGCATGAAGAACCGTGACAGGCCCATGTGATTTATCCCTGTCGTATGAATAAGACATAAAGCTGAAGGAAAAACTTTTCCCAGCCCTAGTCAGTTCGTGCATCTCCTTAATTGCTTCATATATTTTCATGAAGCAAAAGTACTCTATATACCTCCCGGGAAAAAGGACATAAAAAAAACTGCCGGCCTTCACAGGCAAGCAGCCAAAAAGAACTATTTGAATTTGGATTTATAAAAGAAAATTATGAGTAAAACAAGAGGAATAAATAGCCAGCAAAACAAGGGACTAACATAAGGCTGTTTATCAACAGATTTAGTATTCTTATGTTCTGAGGAAGATTCTGTTGAAGTACTATCAACTGAAAGATTTTGAGCTCGAGTCTGCGATGTACTATCGCGATTGTAAGACTTATCGTGAACCAATTCTGTTTCTTTACTTAGTACAGGTGAAGGGTGACCAGAAGAGTCATTCACTACCTGATAATCTCGTATCACGATACGGTAATTATCACGCCATGTTTGTGATAACCCAGATAACGACACATGATCATCTAAAGCGAAAGCCTTATTCTCAGTCTTAATGTCAGTTACATTCTGAATTGATTCATCCAGCCGTGCCGTCCGGCACGACTGGAGTATCAACCCTAACATAACCAACAAAACAAAACCAGTGCAAATGAAAAATAAAATATTACTTGAGTCAATCTTTTTCATGATGTAATAAGTGCCGCCTTAGCTCGAGTTAAATGTTCACCACGGTCTTCCAAGCCATTGTATCCACCGTTAATTTTTTTCGTGATTTTCATCAGCTGGTCACGGTCGGCCAGTTCATTCAGCTTATTGCGGTGCCAGAACCATCCGGCCACCAGAGAAGCGAGGTCTGGCTGCTCTACCCGTTCAGGGTGGTGCAACAGATCATACTCATGGTTGGTATATTCGTCGAACAGTTTATAATTCGTACGGCCAGTAAGCTGAATAAGGCCACGCCCTTTGAAACGAGGTCCATCACCAGGCATCACGTTACCCAAGTCTTTTCGGCCTTCGTATGCTTCTCCGGAAGCAATTTCACGGACATAACGAAGTGAACCACTTTCATGCGCGATTTGAGCAAGGAAATGCGCTTGACGCATTGGGGTATCAATCTCAAATGTGGCCATCGTATCGTTCAGATGCGGCAAAAACTTGTCTATATTAGCATCTGTCGCAAATGGCATAATCTTTTTAAGAGTTGTTTTGTCCATCGTTAATATTCTTTTTAAGTTTATACCGATAAGTGTAATCAATGCCGAACAAGCTACCGGCGAATGTACTCACTTCCCCATAGGCTATTAATACAGAACTGTGTATCTCACCGACCGGAGGTGTCCATAAACCCATTATCAGCATTACCATGCCGCTAACCGTAAGGAACGCGGCCATGGCAAGCTGTATTGTCATTTTTTTATTTTGCATATATATCTGTGTTTGTGTTATTGCAAAATTACTCGAGAACCGCCCGATAAAAAAGGACATCAACGGCTGGCATTTTTCTCGAGCATCTCCAGCCTTTTAATTCCATCCCTAACGGAACGGACGTTAACCGTCAGGTCTTTTGCAGCGATGGCCGACAGATGTATGTTGGATTTCTGAAGCTCTTTCGCTATAATCTTAATCCAGGCCAGAATCTCAGAAGAAGAAAATCCCCCATTATCCACCGGAATAGGGTTAGTCGTATCATCTGTATATCCGCCCGAATAACGCCCACTCCGGATACGAACCTGCTGGAGTATCTGTGTCGTATTCAGCATACCGATTGTACCATTCTTTTGCGCTATGTCAAACACATCCAGGAACTGTTTTACGTGCGGATTGGCCACGCCTTCATGATTGGCGACGAATTCATTCTTGTGGACAGGGATAACTCCGGCCACATCATGCGAATCGCCTTTAGCCGTATAACCCTGAACGTAGTCATCTGAGTAACCACCGGTGTAAAGTCCTTTAGCTTCATCAGCCTGCTGTTTTGCCACGGCAATCTGAGCCATACCAGCTATTACTGCTGCAGCTGCTGCAGCTGCTCCTAAAGCAGGTCCAACTACAGGAATACCCGCCATTGCTTTATAGGCTTCCATTGCAGACACGGCCGTACTTGCTGTTACTTGTAATACCTGAAGGGCAAACTGTTTATCGGCATATTTTCTTTTTACAGCTAAAATCGCCTCTTCTTTCTGCTCCTCCAGCTCGGTCGTATCCTTACCTTCTTTCTGGGCGGCCTTTATCTGCGCGTCATAGCGTTTTTCTATTTTGGATATTTCGCTATCCTGCATGGCGTTCATCAGCTGTGACATGGAACCTGCCAACTGGTTGAATGTGTCCAGTGCAGCCTTACGAACCTGAGCGCGTTCTTCTTCCTTCTGTTTGTTTATCTCAGATAACCTATCCTGGTATTCCATCTCGGAGATAATACCTGCATCATGGAATGCTTCAAGAAGAGCCAGCTGGCCATCAAGGCTCTGTTTATATTTGTCAAGAGCGTAGGTATCTTCAACCGGGTCTTCCTCCTCAATGATTTCCATCTGACGCTCCTGAGGCTTCACTGGCTGCTGGTTAGCCAGTTTATTCGCATACAGTCTGTTCGCCTCAAAAGTCATAGCAGATAGAATCTGCTGGTCAATCAAAGAAGCGTCCATCTTAGCTTCAGCATATAATTCACGCTTCTTGCTAAGGTATTTAATCTCCAGGTCATACAACTTCTTCTGGTAGTCTTCTTCTTCAACCAATCCCAGAGCGTGCTGACTGCGAAGGTCCTTCAGCTGTTGCTCATATTCTTTTTTAGCCTTGCCTACCTTATCGTCCGTATCATTTAATATCGGTTCTGTAAAGATGTCCTTACCTTTAGGTATTTTATTAATAATTGCTATCAGCTGATTTTTCTGGTCAAGTAATTTAGCCAGTTCGGCGGCTTTTTCATCTGTATCATTATCTAAAGCGCGTATAAGTGCTGCCTTTTGAGCCTGGTTTATGTCAGTTCTCGATTCGATAATCTTTTTCTGCTCATCATAATATTTACGATATGCTATTGTTTCTGCGGACAACTTATCTTCAATAATCTGTACTTCAGATTGAGCGTCTGCCCTCAACTGACTAAGCTGACGCTTATTAAGCGTATCCATATTTTTAGCTCTATCCTGAACCGAGCGCAAAGAATTCATATCATCTGCATTCTGCTGTAAAGCATCGTTCAATTTTTTTTGCGACTCCGTATTTTTGTCCGTCTCATCACGGAACATGGAAAAATATGTAATTGCAGCTGTGACACCAGAGATGACAAGCCCCCAAGGGCTTGCTTTTGTGGCCTTGCTGAAAAGATTGGTTGCCATGGTAGCCGCTTTTGTGGCCACCGTGTATGCTTTTTTGGCTAATGTCGCACCATTCACTACCAGTACATAGGCCGCGATGGCGGAAGTAACAGTCACTATTACACGTTTGTTTTCCATCAGAACAGAAACGACCGCACTCAACCCTTTCACTGTAAGGGAACCGGTGGATACCATGTACTTCATGACGGGGAGCAGCTGCTCACCCAACTCTACGCGAATGTCGGCAAAGCGTTTTTTTGCTTTGTCTAATTCTGCCTGCACGGTGGAGTTCTGTACGTTAAACTCGTTCACGACAGAAGTACCTTCCACGAATGCCTGGTTGGCTCCCAGCTGTTCCTTACGTACCTTTTCCACATTTCCGGCAAGAGCTGAAATCACGCTGGCGGCTTCCGCTCCGGAAAGGCTCATCTTGTCAAGAACCGGGGCCATCTTATCCATACCGCCCATACGGTTCAGTGCTTCCAGGAAGGTAAGTACCGCTTCATTCACGTCCTCACTCATCAGCTTTGTAAACTCTTCCACCTGCAGTCCGGCCAACTGGGCGTATTTGGACGGTTCCTGATACAGTTTAAGAATCAATCCGGAAAGTGCCGTAGAAGCCATTTCCGAGCGAAGCATATTCTGGTCAAGAGCCGAAGCAAATCCCATGATGTCGGTAATTGCCATGTTAGCCTGTTTACCGACACCACCCATACGGGCGGTAAATTCAACCAGGTACGGTTCTGCTGCAGAAGAATTCTGTGCTACAGAATTGACTGCAGATCCGACAGCCAGCATATTCTCTTTCAGCGAGCGGTCGCCGGTTCCGAACATATCGGCCAGCTTACCAATTTGGGTAATGGCCTCTTTACCCAAGTCCTCACCCAAGGCAACATTAATCATGTCGGCCGCTTCGACGAATTCCTTTACTCCTTCCTTGGTAGAGATACCCAGTTTCCCGGCATCCCCTGCCAGCTCGTTCAGCCGTGTACGGGCCGTACGGGTATCCATCTGCTTGAACTCCTCGTTCAGCTCTTTCACTTCATCTTTAGTCAGCCCGGTATATTTAATAACCTGCGACTGTGCTTCCTCCATTTCGGCGTATTCATTCACACAGCTGCGCATGGTCAGCGTGATACCGGTTAATCCGGCAATCGCGCTGGCCGCTATGGCTCCGTATTTATTGAAACCATCGGTCAGTTTAGACAGGCTGAAACGAGTCTCATTTGCTGTACCACGAAGTTCTTTTATCCGGTTATTGACTTCCTTCAGCTGCTCGGAATACTGTTTGTACAGTTCCGTATTGGGATTCAGCTGACGAAGAATTGCGTTTAAATCCTTCTGTCTTTTGCCCAAATCACGCAACGACAAGTTGGTCAATCCTATCTCCTCATAGAGGTTATCATACTCCTGCTGCAGTTGCTTGATTACTTCAGTCTGTTTTTTATATTCCTCAGATGTTTCACCGAATTGTTTTTTTGTCTTCTGGAGTTCACGGTTGGCCGACCGCATTCTCTCCTCCAGTTCAATCATTTTCTGCCGTGCCTGGTCTTGCTGTATCACAATCTCCAGCTGCACCCTATCAATTTTCAAGCTCATATCGTGTTATTGTGTTTGTGTTAATCATCAACTCAACTATCCAGCCATCGGCCATTATCCAGCCAAACGCCGCCGTCACGCCATTTCCCATCTGACAGAATCCATCTTTGCTGGACTTCTGTATCAGAAATTGAAGCAGGATAAAACGTTCCAGTCCAGGCTTGAGTTCGACCGTTCGGCCCTATGGTGTATTCTATTTCCTTTGCCAAATAACGTCGGTTGAATATCTCGAATACAGAACTGGCCGGATATAAATTGCTATCATAGCAAGTTATCTTTATCGCGTTTTTCCGGTCTATCTTATACGCATTGCTGTAGAAATACTTCTCCATTTCAACAAGGTTGAATGTCGGATAATCAGAGGGGAACGTAGCCGGCCAGCTTGTTGTAGGGAAAAATCGGTCAATAAATGCCAACGGATATGAGTTAGCAGGCATCACACCTATTTGAACAGGATTAAGTCCTCTAAAAAAGGCCAGGAAAATATTAGACTTGCTTTCTTTTTTTTCGGAAAGATTATTCACCATGTTGTGAATCGAATCGTAAGTGGTTTCATCCGGTTCATCATCTGATACTGATACGCTAGGAATGTAATATTGACCAAAATAAAATTCACTCGGTTCAATACCTTCCATGTAAAATGCCCGTTCAGTCAATTCAGCAGGAACAAATTCCAACTCCAATTCAGACTCCGCATTTTCGCGCACCAATGATGCAAGTTCATCCACCATTTCCAGGTTAGACATGATACCACTACCCTCTAAATAGATAATCTTCCGATTCACTGACTGATAATCAAAAATCGTGTCCGTCACCTGATTTTCCGGTTTCCCAAAAAATGCGAACAAGCCTTCATCTATTACTTTATGCTTAGCTGCTTCTTTCACCACATCCGGAAGGCATCGCATTTTATAATACTCGGAAGATGGTAACTTATATTTTATCGTAGAATTAACCGCATCCGACTCTTCCTCTTCTTCTACCTCGACCGTGTAAGCATCAACTACATTCTGCAAGTGCACATTACGAACCTTAGGAAGATAAGATACGTTAAGAAGAAATGAGACTTTTTTGGTACGATGGTCTATCAAAAAAGAGCCGTTAAACATGGTTTCTATATTCTGCAGGAAATCCTTAGCCGTCCACCCAGGTAACATTTCATTCCATTTGTATGTTTCGCATACATGTACAATATAAACACTCTTATATGGAGTATCCTCTATGGCATTATATTCAAGTGTATATCCCAAAGCCTTCAGCAGTTCACGCATGTATGCGCACAGATAAGGCTGCGGAATATAATCATAAGGCTGAATGTTCTCCTTTTGCACGATGTATCCGGCATAAGGATTATTAATATCGTTATTGTAGAGTCTGTACAGCCATATATTTTTATCCACCTGATGCAGGCTGTCGTATGTCATCATCAGGTTATAATCGACATCAGGGTATGTTTTTTTGACATAATCAGTAGAGACAGAACCGTTCACCACCGGGTTTGTCTCTTTCATCGCCAACGTAGAAATCAGTTCATCGGAACCAACAAAATAATTTAACTCGGAATTACCAGACACCAACTGAATGCTGACTTTGGTATCTGTCCATCCGGTGATAATCTCCGTACCGTTCAGATACACCCTGTTGTCGGCCACCAGTACGGCCTTTCTTTTAGTGGACGGACGGTCGGTAATGTTAAGTCGGTTCAAAAAACCGTACAGCTTTGCATTCTCCGGAACAAGAAGAGACAGTTCAATGTCATACGTATATTCGCCGTTTTTGGTGAAGAACGCATTTTCCTGCTTTACTGTAATGGAAAACTCTGAAGGCAGCACAACCGCAATACCATCTATGTATAAATTAGTCATAGTTTGTGAATTTAAGTCCCATGGAAAGCCCGTTCAACCCTCCGAATATCTGATACTCCCATTCAATCTTATATGATTCTTCAGGAATAATATCAACACAATCACTCTCCGCTCCGCGCAAGAAATCACGAAAAACAAGCATGATATGCTGAAGTTCACTATAAAGTGCCAACTCACCTTCCTCATCCAACTGTCCAGGGGAAACACGCTGGCATACGAAGATGAAAGCCTGCTGAGAATCTTTCGCATTATCGGATTCACCGACCGCCTGCGCATCCGGATAACTTACACACAAACATACACCGGATTTATTTTGCAACTTTTTGGTCATGTGCGACTCGTTCACCGAAAGTACGATGTGTTCTATCTTATTTTCCAACTCCTGATTGGTTTCATATACCAGCTCGCTGATATATTCACGAAAAGCCTTAATATCTATCATAATACTCTGTTGTTGTCCGGATCAGCGAAGCGGAAAGAGAACTCCACCGTCTTCAGCACATTTTTCCGGAAATCACGTTCGAAATTATTAGCCGTAATCACAATATCATACCAGGTGCCATCCACCAAAATCTGCACCTGTTGCGCACCAACGAAATCATGCCATAACTTGTAATCCGCCTGAAGTAATATTGCACCAGAATTTACCGTATATTCATCTGATGGGTTTACCACAAACTTACGCTCGATACCCCACATGTAGCCCGTTTCACTGTCATCTGAACCCTTCAACACCATGGAGCCAACCGCACATACCGTCTCCGGCACATCAAACATATTCAGGAAACGGAAAACGAACTTCTCGGTGTAAGATGTACGGTCTACGTGGAATGTCATATTGCCAACCGAATATGAATAAAATTCCTTACCTGGGAATAGTTCCTGAATACGTGAATATGAAGCATCAAGCGTGCATATACCCCTTTCACCAGCGTGTGTGTAAAGTGTACCAGAACTCACTTCCCCATTCACATCTGAAATAGTTACGTCAATTTTCTGACCAGATGAAAGGAAGAAACTTACATATTCATAACTACCAGGGCGTGATATTTTATCCTGAATTGTAGAAAGAACGCCCGGAGAATCTGCCGTTTTTTTCGAAGCAAAACGAGAAAACAGCACATAGGAATCAGCGTCTTTAACTCCATTAATCAGGAAACTGAAAGTTCCTGATAGTTTCTGTTGAAAAAGAGTTCTACCTGTCGGCCACAAACCCCACAAAGCTTTTGCACAGAAACGGCCCAGCTTACGCACACGTACCTGGTATGCCGCATCCGGCACATACTCTTCAGACAGTATCGTCTGCCCGTTGAATTGCACCGAAAATGTGATAGTAGAATCCGTATCAATGATGTAATCGGGCATGTCGGCAGCCAGCTCGACAGCGCCCGGTCTTTGAATCACATTCATACTCTGAAATACTTATTAGTTTTAGAATTAGATGGTAGCAGGGGAATGTCTTCACCTGAAGTACCGTCACGTAACTGTCTCATGCGCTCCAGCCAGTCGGCCGCATCCGCCTCGAGCATGGCGGCCATCCGCTGGGTATCGTCCAGCGATGCAGGCTGTGAATCGGCCATCCCGTTAGCCGCATTGAATCCCTGCACAACCGAATAAGGGATAAGCTGAAGGGGCATTCTCCGCAATGCCACCGACATAGTAAGCAAGGCCAATGCCTTAGATGCCGCATACCTTACATCAGATGGGGCTGATTCCAAAAGCGTTTCAAACCCTTCACCATAGGAAGGCGCCACGGTGGCAATCTGTACCTCACGAAGGAAGGGAAGCAAAAGAATATACATCCGTTCGGACTGTGAAATAGGAAAATAGGAATCAAACTCACGTCCGGAACGAATCAGCAGGCCAGCCGCATGACGATACGCATCAGACTTCTGCCAATCTGCATCCTTTGATTCATTCAGCCAGCGAATCAATCGCTCCACCGCACTGTAATACGCCTGCAGGTGGATACTGTCATCACGGTCCAGCTGCCACTCCCAGGGGATTTTGTCGGTACCGTCGGAAGACAGCTTCACCTTGCGGCCACTGTCTTCATGACTGACATCGTTACGCTGGAAGTAATGCAGTGTGGCCAATAATGCAATAGGCCGCTGCACCAGCTGAACCAAGCGTACCTGATCGTTACCTTCACCCTTCAGATAAGCATTTTCGGCCTTGTCGTATACAGCCCGGCCAATCACCTGGATTAATTCATCTGTAGCATCCTCGATGTCCATTTCTATGGCCGAAAAATCGTTACCGACATAATAGTTGCCGGTCATCCGGCGCAATTCAGCTGCGCCCTGTTTATTAAGATTGAATATCATGGTTTTTAGCTGATTTTAGAATAGCATCTGCTTTTTGTTTGTCATCCAATAACTTGAGCAATACCCTCAATAACTGGGTATTGTCGACCTCTTCAATACCGCCGAATACACCCGATTCCGCTACAGAGAACAGTATCGAGTTCATACCAAGCGACTGTTCCGGCGTGTTATCCTTCCCAGATGAAGTGAAGATGGAGGCAAAACAGACTTCACAGCCATCCAGGATAAACGTACCATTGAACAGAAATTCGCAAAAGCTGGCCATCCAGCAATACACACCCCATTTTAAGTAGTCCGGCATATTCACAATATCCTTTGCAGCCTTGCCCAATTTCGACGAAGAAAACGGTACACGTTTACCGTCTTTTTTGCGCCGATATAAAATCGCACACAATGAATTAAGATAAGCCACATCATGTGTGCGAGTGTATTCGTTCATCATGATTACGGCAAAACGAAATTCACCGAAAGTCAAATCTGCCCCATGCGATGCAGGGCCCCAGAACCCGGACCAGGAAGGAATCAGATTAACCGTTGAATCATAAGTAAGGGCAATGGTATTGGTCTCTTCGTCTACCCTCCACTGCCAGTCCAATGTCTTTGCCAGCCTGTTCACCAACAGATAATAATCCTTCCGTTTCGATTTCAGGTCCCGATGGCGAAGGACATAACGACACCACAAGCGTTTGACATCAGTCAATGAAAGAGCTTTAGGAGTCAGTATCAGAAGCATACGCAGCTTCAGGAGGTAAGCAAATTCAGCTGGCTGTACCTCTTCCCAGCATTCAGGGAATTCTATATCCTGTTTCATCGTCATACCTGGTTTGTGGCCCGACTGGAGGCCGTTACATTATCTTCTTTGTTAATCACTTTGCGGTAGATACCCAAAAACAAATCCTTTTTATCCGGGAAATTGATATGAATGGCGTCATTAATCGCTTCCAGGCATACGTCTTCAGGTATCTGCGTATCCGCACCGTAGAACAGTTTGAGGGCATAGAGCATCTGGGAGCCGGAATCACCCTTCCCGTCGATGATGATGTTGGCCAGCGAAGGGTTCAACCCCAGCCCACTTGTCGTGCTCGAGTCGGCAATACGTGATATTTTGGTCAGTGCCTCAATGTATTTGTCGATGTTCATTTCAATGGGTTCTATCTGGAACTGATGAGTCTTGCCGTCTGAAGGGTCTACGTAATCAGTCGTCATGAAGAATTTACCGACATTGTTTTTCCCGGCCATCACATCGGCCAGCTCACGCGACAACTGGTCTTTAAGTGATTCCATGTGCAGGTACACTTCCTTTTCCGTCACCTCCGGATGCGCCTGCTGGTATTTTTCAGCCTTCTTATTCCAATATTCTTCTGGAACATGCACTACGTATGCTGCCGCAATCATATTTTTATTCAGGTACTCAATTATCTCCGGAAGCGAATTGGCATCATGCATCCAGGGCATTGAGCCGAAGAAGGAGGATATCGCGTACATATTTCGGCCAAAGCTCCGCAAACAATGGTATTTCACGGCCACTTCGTGCTTTGCTGGCCGTTGTCGGTCAAATACCGGATATTTGACATATTTCTGACTGCCGTAAAAATCAAAATCCCCGTTCAGGATATGTGTGACAGAATTCAGGTATCTTTCGTCATTCTCCGGCCAGCACAGGCGGCAGTCTTTAGACGGCAAGCACTCAAGGCTGTGTATCCACGGACGTCCTACACGGACGGATCGTGCGGACACATACTTGACGAATACCCCGTTCAGGTGGTTGTATTCAGTGAATGATTCCCGGATGAAACGGCGATAATCCCAGCTATCAAGCCATGACTGCACTTCCGGGTCGGTAGTCCACATCTGGACGCGTTCGTTATTCTCGATACCCACACGATACAACATCGGCCCCTGACCGTACAGCAGTCCAGTCTTTCGAGAAAGAATACCTGGTGCCAGGTTGTTTTTCTCGAGCAGGTTACGCACAGATGAAGGCAAGTCGTTATCTGCCCCCCAGGGCACGATACGGACACCGGCCACTGTCGTAGGGCTACACTCCCAGTCTGACACAGCTGATCCGAACAGGTGTGTCAGAGAATCACGAAAGGAATCCATGCGGATGGCATAGGTGCCGACCGCTGTCTCCACAAAATTGATATTACCGATTTTCTTATTCATTTTTTATACGATTTTCCAATATTCCTTTAAGTCTTGCAATCTCTTCTTCAGATAGTCCGTACATGACACGCCCTATCAGCCGATTCAGGCCCCCATACATGTTACGGGCATACCAACGGTTCTTTTTCTTGGAATTCTCACGGATTCCCCACACTTCACGATTGGTATTTACTTTGGTCTTATTTTTTTTGTAACCGGACATATCGACACAACGCCCGTAAGAGAAGAAGGAAACACGCTGTCCCGGGTTCTTCCCCTCCATGAATGAAGAATAATTCAGCGAATCAAGGAGAGAACCGGAGTCTATCAGCTTCTGTTTATAGATGGCATCTGACAGTGCATCGCACAGTTCCTCTCCAAATTTGGAAAGTTCTTCCTGGATAAAGAGTAATTTAATATCGTCTGAAGCCTGGCTATTCATAGTTACTATCTGTTTTGGTACAAAATTAGCTTCAGACAAAGCCAGAGAAAAGGACACAAAAAAAGCCCCGCCGAAGCGTGAAGTGACCCCCAAAAGTTGGACGGTTTATTTACTATCCGATTTGAGAAAGAGTTCGGTATTTTACCGGACTCTTTCCATTTAACCGGGATTTAATTCGTTTATTGTTATAGTATTCAATATATTCATCCAAAGCCTTTATAAAGGCTTCGGTCGATTCAAATTTCTCAGCATAAAGAAGTTCAGATTTCATGATGCCGAAGAAGTTCTCGGCCATTGCGTTGTCAAGACAGTTTCCTTTTCGGGACATACTTTGTATGATGCCATGTTCCTCAAGTCGTTTGCGATAGCCGTAATGCTGATACTGCCATCCTTGATCGGAATGCAGGATAAGACCGTCAAGACAATCAAAGCGTGCAAAAGCCTTGTCAAGCATATCATAAACCTGTTCAAGATTTGGAGAACTGGAGATGTTATAGGAGATTATCTCTCCGTTGAACATATCAAGAATAGGTGACAGATACAGCTTTTCAGACCCTATGCTTATTTGCGTTACATCAGTAGCCCATTTGCGATTTGGAGCTGATGCGGCAAAGTCTCGGTTGATAATGTTTGGAGCAATGCGTCCGACATCTCCTTTATATGAACGGTAGCGCACTTTGCGGATTTGGCTTTTAAGTCCCATCTGCACCATCAGGCGCTGAACGGTCTTGTGATTAAGAACAACATCATTGTTGCGCATTTCCGCAGTTACACGGCGGTAACCGTAACGACCTTTATGAGCGTGAAAAATTGATTTAATCATTTCCTTTTCACTCGCATATTTGTCTTTTGCTTTCAGACGCTTCAAATGATAATAGAATACGGAACGAGCCATCTGTCTCAACTCTAAAAGTAAGTCAAGAGGATATTCCGACCTTAGTTCGTCGATGGCTTTTGCCCATTGGGCCGTGCTATGGCTTCCTGTTCCTCGACTAAGGCCTTTACTTTTTTTAGCAGCGCATTCTCAGCCCGCAGACGGAGATTTTCCGCCTGAAGTTTTTCAAGTTCTGTCTGAGGTTCTTTCTTCTTAGGTCTTGGCATTGGGGCTTTGGGAGGACGTCCTCGTTGTTTGTTTGCAAGTGATATGCCCTGACGTATCTTTCGCATCCATGTCTGGATTGTCGATCGATTTAAATCATAACGCAGACATATTTCTTGCAAAGGTAAGCCTTTTACCATACATTCCTCTACTATTTTTATCTTTTCTTTTTTCGAGTAGTGGTAGGATCGTGTCCCCCGCAACCCTTCTTCTCCGTATTTTTGATAACGGAGATACCATTGGCGCACCATCTTTTTGTCGAGCCGTTCTTTCCGACAAAGGCTTTCGAGTGCTTCCCCTAATTGAATCCTGATTACTACATGCAGCCGTTCTTCGATTGTGTGG